TTCGTGCTATCAATGCTGCTGGTGCTGGGTCTCCAGGAAACACAACCAGCACTCCGAGAACTGTACCTAGCGCACCGCAATCTTTTGCAGGTGATAACACGACTTTTGGCCAAATCACTTTGTCTTGGAGTGCACCAAGTTCTAACGGAGGTAATGCTGTTAGTTCTTATGTTCTAAGGACTGGCGCAACTGTATTGCAAAATACGGGTGCTACTTCATATGTGCATACTGGTTTATCACCGTACACCGATTATTCGTATACTGTAACTGCTGCTAATGACGCTGGTGAGGGAACGGCTGCTTCACTCACTGTTAAGACTATGGGTGGCGTAGTCAAAATTTGGAATAGTGCGACCTCTCAGTGGGTAACTGTTCTCCCAAAGGTTTGGAATAGCACAACCTCTCAATGGGTTAATGCGCAAGCCCGTATATACGATGGAGTTGGCGCAACTGAGGATGCAAAGTGGAAACACGGGATATAGGTAGTGTAAACTAGTGCCATGACAAAAATGACCTGGCCTGTGGTCCCAATCAAATACTGTGAGCACCTTAAGGGCAAAAAGCCTTCAGAGATCACTCCAGCAATGCTTCGCAAACTGTCGTGTGGCGGTCAACTGCACCATTGCGCCGCTCGTGCTTTTGAAGCAATGAAGGCAGCCGCTAAGACTGATGGTGTTGTCTTGGCTCCGACTAGCGTCGGTGACACTTTTAGAAGTATCGGCGCCCAAAAGGCTGGATTCCTACAAAGATTTCAACTAGAGGTTATTCCAGGTGCCCAGACTCGCACCTATGATGGCAAGACTTGGTATCTCAAGAAGGGCATGGCTGTTCTTGCCAGTCCCGTAGATGATCCAGCGAAATGTTCACGTCACATGCTCGGCATTGCAATTGATATTGCTAATACGGGTAACAAGAAAGTTATGGATTGGCTTTTGGCTAACGAACAGAAGTTTGGTTTTAGTCATGAGGTCGTAGATATGCCAGGCGCTGAGAGTTGGCACATCCGTTTTACCGAAGGTCAGGCTATGCCACAACCCGTCCTTGACTATGAGGCAACGCTCCCTCCAAAGGCATAACATAGCCATATGGCACCACGACCTAAACCAGGATTAAACAAGTCGGCAAGGGAACGCTTTGCTGAAGGTTTAAACTATTACTCAGGTCAAGGTCTCATCCAAGAAGAGCGTGCTCGTACTCGTGCAAACGAAAGAACGTTTACACCCAGCACACTAACCCCCATTCCGTGGGATCCAAATACTACGTACTACCATCCACCTGATGAAAGTAGTCGTGTAGAAGCCTTTCGTTATGTTGCTTTGGAAGGTGCTTCTGGGGCTGTTGGATTTAGTGGCACCCTCTTTGTTCGCTTTATTAAATATGGAACCCCATGGAAATACTTAAATGTTCCTGCACATATTTATCAATCATTTGCGTCGGCTCAATCAAAAGGGCGCTATATTAACTCGGTACTCAATAACTTTCCAAACAGTAGGGCATCGGGCGATGAAGAGAGCACGTTTTTCGTACAATCTCAAATGTAGTCATGAATAAGGTCCATGGTAATGGGCGCATCTATTGGATCATTAGAGATTTTGTAGATTTGCGTACACCTCTGATGTGTATGGGGTTCATGAAAGAAACTGACTACCCATGGCGCCATGGTAAAGGTGTCCAAATTAGAACATCTAAGTACACTCTACAAATAGGATTGTGTAAGCGCCTTAAGGTAACCACTGAAACAGACGGTATATTACAAGCCATAGGAGGGCGTGACATGGATACGCCCGCACGAGAGATAGGGATGTGGTGATGGGTTTTTTTGTTAAGAAGACAGAACCAAAAGAGATAAAGATTCCACAGAGGATCCGTAACTTGGACCGTGCGTCATTGCTTCAGTGGTTTGATAACAGTATTATGAGTCTTGGAGCCAGTTTTGATAAATGGCGTTACCACGATGGACCTATCGGAGAAGTAGACGACGCTCTTATTGCCCTCAACAATATTTGGGAAGAATTACAGGGAAGGGTTGACGCTCACAATTAAGCCTGCTACCCTCACACATATGACAAACAACACGGAAACCAAAGCAGTAATTACCAACCTAGAAAAAAGCGATAAGCGCCGCCTTACTAACGCTATTAGTGACCTTTTCATGCTTACTGAATCGTATGCCTCTAAGGTATTTACGACATCCCCTGATGATGCAGAAGCCACACTTGTAGACATCAAAAACCTCACGATGCTCCTTGAAGATGCCGCTGCGCTCATTGCAGAAGTTCGCCCAGCCAGAATTAGCCAACCAAGCCCTGACCAAGGTCAGATGAAGTTTGATAACCACGCCTATTAATAGTCTATGATGGGTCTGTGCTTACAGACGACGAACTAGACGAAAACCTTTTAGCCGAAGAAGTAGCCGAAGAGTTAGACGAGACTTCGGCGGAGTTTCTTGACGAATTGGTTAAACGCATTATTATCTTTACTGAAGAGTTTTGCGATATTGAACTTTTCCCATACCAGGTTCCTATTGCCTATCGCTTGATTGAGTCTGTCATCCTTGGTGACGGCGAAGAAATAACTGTTGTCGCAACACGTCAGAGTGGTAAGTCCGAAGTGCTCTCTAACGTCATGGCTTCCATGATGGTTATCTTGCCTAAGTTGGCAAAGGTGTATCCAACATGGTTAGAGAAGTTTGAGCGAGGTTTTTGGTGTGGAGTGTTTGCTCCTGTAGAAGACCAAGCCGATACCGTCTTTAGTCGTATCGTTGGAAAGTTAACAAGTGAGCACGCTCTTGACTTCCTCCTAGACCCTGAGATTGATGACAAAGCCACATCAGGCGGAGCACGAGGTAAGGGACGCATTATTACTCTGAAGCATTCAGGTTCCCTTTGCCGTATGCAAACGTGTAACCCTAAAGCCAAGATTGAATCAAAGACGTACCACTTCATTTTGATTGACGAGGCTCAAGGCGCCGACGAGTTCATGATTGCTAAATCAATTAAGCCAATGCTTGCTTTTAACAACGGAAGCATTTGCCTTACAGGAACGGCTACCCGAAACAAGTCTTACTTCTACAAGATGATCCAGTACAACAAAAGACGAATGGTTAATGGTGGTCGTAAGACCCGCCCTTCACACTTTGAGTATGACTGGAAGGTCGCTGCAAAGTACAACGCCAACTATGGCAAGTTTATTGCTAAAGAAAAACTACGTATCGGGGAAGACTCTGACGAGTTCCAAATGTCTTATGAGAATAAGTGGGTCCTTGATAGAGGTATGTTTGTCACGGATGAGCGCTTAGAGAGGCTCTATGACCCCTCTATGGGGCTTGTAAAGCAATGGTGGAGGACTCCCGTAGTGGTCGGTATTGACGTTGCTCGCTCTAATGACTCCACCGTAGTGACAGTCTGCTGGGTTGACTGGGACCATCCAGACCCTTTTGGCTTCCATGAACACCGTGTCCTCAATTGGTTGGAAATCAACAACGAAGAATGGGAAACCCAGTATTTCCAAATCATTGATTTCCTACGCAACTACGACCCTCTCAGAATTGGTATTGATTCTCAGGGTGTGGGCGGTGCTGTGGCTGAACGTTTCAAAGTTCTCTTGCCAGATATTGAAGTAGTTTCCATATCTTCGGACTCTAAGGCACAACACGAGCGCTGGGTACATCTAACTGAACTCATTCAGAGGGAGCAATTAATTATTCCAGGTCACTCTAAGGCTAAACGTACCCGTACTTGGAAGCGCTTTAACCAGCAAATGGGTGACCTAGAGAAGGCTTACCGTGGTCCTTACATGCTCGCAGAGGCTCCTAATGAAAAAGGTGCTTTTGATGACTACCCCGATTCCCTTGCTATTGCTTGCTTTATGACCATGACGGATACCATGCCACAGATACAAGTAGCGGAATCTCCATTCTTCGGTCGCTAAATGGTGCTAATCTTAGATATTAATTAATCCAACCTCACGGAGGCTTACGTGAACGTAGCACCAGCACCACAATTCCCAGAGCGCTCACCGAACGTTTTTGAACGTTCAATGGCGCCAAGCATCCCAGGCAACCGAGGACCGTTGCGTTTTGAAGAAGGTGTCGCAACTGACACTGACGTTCCAAACGACTTCGCCAAGGGCGCATACATGGATCCGACATCTGCTCCAGGTCGTCAGAACCATAACAACCCTGAGATGTTTTACAAGTACCCAGAAGAGACTATGCGTGAGCGTGCTCACGTTGGCTCCGCTTCATGGATTGAAGCCCCATCGGTTTTGAGCGAGTTCGTTCAAGGATCAATGTCAGGCGACGGCATGCCAGCATTTGAGTACGAGTACAACAGTGGCGGTCATATGAACCGCATGAACCCAACAGTCGTTAACGACTAAGTATGGAAGGCGGCGCCGACGCAGGCGCCAGCACATCCGACAGCGATGTTAATGGTGGGGGGAGTCCAACGACTCCCCCTACTAATACCCAAAGTGGGATAGCCATCGGTCAGGTGTACGCTGGGGCTGGATTCTTTGCTGGTGTGGTTAAAACCCGCAAGCAACATTTCCATGAGACTCAGCAGCAGTACCGACGCCCTGATTACGGGACGGGTGACCGCAACCCAATTCTAGGACACACTCCAGGTCCTAAGGGTGGCATTGACATGAAGCGCAATATGTCTGGTCTGGGTGTGGGTTACGTTGACGCTCTTGACTTGTTTAAGCCACAAGGCACTTCTGTCAACAAGAAATCTAATGGTGTAAAACGCCAATACCGTGCTATTGACCCTATGCGTCGTCGTGAAGCAGGTACCCGTGCGTACATCAAGAACAACCCTCAAAACAAAGATGGCGTGTAATGGCGGCTAAGAAAAAGGCCAAAGCCAAAAAAGCAGGTCCAGACTTATCTAACCGAGTACTTGAATTCGGTGACCTTCCTAAGAAAGAGCAATCAGACGCTGTAGGGATGGTTAGTCGTGTGTCTGAGACAATGCCAGAACAAATGGCAACACTTGCAGAACGTGGTTTGAAGTCACCTAGACCAGGAATGCAATCAAAAGGAAAGCGTTATGCCACCGCTGCTCCTCAAATGGTTTCTAAATCATTGTCTATGGATGATATGGTTTCTGCCCGCAAACAAGCATTTCATTCTGCTACAACAGGTGACGTTCGTTTACCAGAAGAAAGTATTGCTGGTCAGGAATTCTATTTTAAGCACCGCAAAGAACTTGATGAAACCACTGGTAGTGGGAATATCCCTATTGAACGAGTTGTTAACGCAACCAGCCGTTTGAGTATTCAAACAAAACCTGAAAGTGAAAAAGCGGCTTTGTCTGCACTAAGTAGTGCTCATACTGGTGGGTCAATGCACTTTAAACCTGAACTCGTTGATGCCCTGCGCTCCCAAAAAGTAACAGTGCCTGAAGAGTTACACGGTAAAGAAGTTCCTTTTAAAGACATCCCAGGACATGTAGTACAAGGTATTACAGAACCTTCAATTCGTGAAACAATTCAAAAACATTCTAAAGGTGTGGATGTTACCAACATGGCAAAAACATCTATGCGTTCAAACCTTCAGTATGCCCATGAGGCAATGCAAGGAACACGCACGGTGTCACCAATGGACAACCCAAAACTGTTCTCATATGGAAAAGGACATGAATTGGCTGTCCCAGATAGCCCAGAACATCGTGAGTACCAGTTGCGTGCTGGGCATGTTGGACGGGTAAGTCGTGGGCAAGAAGCCGCTGGTCAAGGAATGTTTGATTTTGAAGGGCTACGTTCTAGTAACGAAGGTGTTTTATCAAATCGTCTTCAAACCCCTAATGACTCATGGATGCTTGCTAATGAACGTCAACAACCACAGGCAGTCCGCAAAGTAGCAGGGGACGTTAGCCTTTCTACAAAGCAGATGAAGACTAAACGTGGTCGTCAAATGGCTGTTGGTGTAGGCAATAAGTCTATTACTCCTGCGGGTATACAACATGCAGTTGGTGCTGAAGCCACAACTCGTGCTGCTCGTGAGATACAAAGTGATCTTGGGCTTGACTTTACAGTTCCAGCAATGATGGTTCAAGAAGGTGTGTGGGCGGCGGAACGCCGTCAAGCAGGATCAGATGCACCTTTTAATGCTCTTCAAAGAGAAGCAAAACCTAAAAAAGAAAAGCGTCAAGCCACCCCTAAATCCTTCCCCAGCATTAACTGGGATCAATTCAAAAGTTAACGGAGATTTGTTATGACCGATGCATGGGCACTCATTATTGCCACCGTTATTACTTCTGTAACGGGAGCGCTTGGCTTTACCATTAGGCAATTCATTGCCATGCGTAAAGAGAACCGTTTGGATCACGGCATGGTCATGCTTCATTTAAAAGGTGTGAAACGTGCTATTGAGACCAATAGCGAAAAACTAGACACTGTAGGCGAGCGCCTCACCAACCATTTGGATTGGCATCTCACAAAGAAGTAGTACTAGACACGCCCGTGAATAGGGTGCTAGGATGTTCCTGACCGTAATTCTGAATTACAAAAGGTTAGGTATTTGTGAAACAAGAAGACCATAAAAGTAGTTTATTGGATGCACTCTTAAATCCAAAAGATAGTGCAACATCCGATACTTGCAAGTTTACTCGCACCAAAGTAAAGATGTCTTCTGATGAGCAAGAGGCTATAGATAGAGCCATTGAACTCATCAGAGATGATAACGGTTTGGGCAAAAGTAAAACGTACAGTGCGTCATGGCTTACTAAAGTCATGCGCCAACATGGATACAACGTAAGCATAAGTACCATCCAACGGCATGTCAATAAGGATTGCTGTTGTTACCAAGGAGGCGCACAATGAGTGAACTGGCAGACGCATTAAGTAACCCACCACAAGACAAGAGCAAACTTCTTGGCAAGTTGGTAGAAATGTTAGAACGTAAAAACATTGACATCAACGAAATTGGTGACGTTAGAAAAGTAAAGTTGTATCAGTCACTTACAAAAGATGCTGATGGTGAAGCACAAATTCATGATCTTGCAGCAATCCAGTTCAGCCCTAAATGGGAGACTGGTCCTGAATGGCCTGTTGTAAAGCAAGGTCCTGCTGTCAAGATGCCGCCAGTAACAGCCAAAACAAAGAAACCAACAACATTCAAAACATGTGTAATTGTTCCCGATATTCAGATTGGGTACTACCGTGGTCGTGATGGTCAGTTAGAGCCAACTCATGATGAGAAAGCAATCAGCATTGCATTAAGTGTTATCAAGAACACGCAACCTGAAGTTATTGCATGTGTAGGAGACAACTTGGACTTTCCTGAAATGGGTAAGTACCTGACGTATCCTGCGTACGCACAAACGACACAAGCATCCATTGATCGTGCAACTTTCTTCTGTGCACAGATGCGAGCGATGGCTCCTGATGCAAAGATCATTTGGTTGGCAGGAAACCACGAAGAGCGTATGCCTAAGTACATTCTTGTTAACGCAGGTGTTGCTTATGGTTTGCGTAAGGGAAACATTCCTGAATCATGGCCTGTACTATCTGTTCCTTACCTCTGTCGCATGGACGAGTTTGGCGTGGAGTACCGTCCAGGTTATCCAGCAGCAGATTTCTGGGTCAATGAGAAACTCCGTATTATCCACGGTGATCGTGTGAAGTCGTCAGGCTCCACAGCACACGTTTACCTCAATCAAGAAAAGACGAGCGTTATCTATGGGCACATTCACAGAATTGAAACAGCATTTAAAACTCGTGAAGACTTTGATGGACCAAGAACCATCATGGCTGCTTCTCCTGGTTGCCTTGCTCGGATTGACGGGGCTATCCCTTCTACTCGTGGTGGGGTGGATCTAGACGGTCGTCCGCTAACTCGTTATGAGAACTGGCAACAAGGTCTTGGAATCGTTCAGTACGAAGATTCAGGAGCACATCGCTTCTCCTACGATGTCATTCCAATCTATGACGGTTGGGCAATGTACAACGGCAAGGAATACCAGGCAGACTAATGACCACGGTTATTGG